CCAAGATTGCCCCAGGTCACGCGCCAACCCTCGTTTACGAGGGCTTCCTTACGTGATCGAAGATCGTTGGTCGCATCCCCTATCTTGGCGTACAGCATGACGGTAGCATCGGGATGATCGAGCAGTGGTGTACCGGGAGCCTCAACCATGGCGGCTCGGTACTGCTTCGGATTGTCATGAACGAGTCTATTCGCATCGCTGACCGTCACATAGTCGCCGCTCATGTGGTGTCTCCACCCCGATAGCGAATCTCGTCGGGCGGCGGGTCGCCAATGAGTCGCTTCCCGGTCTGCAAGTCATCGAGCCAGCGCAGATAGATCCAAGGGTGAAGCGTGCAGCGCCAGAATGAAAGCTGGCCGAAGTACCTCATGTGGTGTCTCCATCGCCCAGCAGCCGCTTAGCTTCCGCCGCCGCAGCTTCGTTGTCAGCGATCTCGGCGTCGTTGTGGGCGATCTCAGCGCGGAGCGCGTCGATCTTGACGACCGCTTTCCCGTTCTCCTTCCGCAGGTACTCGATGTTCCGCAGGGCCGTATCCCTCGCGTCCTCTAGCCTGGAGCGGATGAGACGCGGCATCGCGGCTGATTCGGGCGAAACACTCACTGGCTGTCTCCATCGCTTACCCCGGCCGCCATCATCTTGCGGTGAATGCGGCTGTGCTCTGATCTCAAATGGCGCACCACTTTCGGGGCGCTATGAGTCAGGGTGAGCGTCTGCGCCGAGTAACCCATAACGCCTAGCGCCTGCTCCAGCGCGTCTCTTAGACGCTGGTTCTCGGCCACAAGCGCGTCCAGGGCATCTAGTCCTTCCTGGGCCTGCGGTCGCTCAAAGCGTCCGTAACGAACGAGGCCGAGGCTACTCAGCACGCGGCGGATCGTGTCGGCGTGGTCGGTCATGTGTCCTCCTCGCGGGCCAGGGCAGCAGCAATGACTTGACGGGCGTGGTCTACGTCGTGCTTGACCGTCATGAACGAAATCCCGCCGCCAAGAGCCTTTGCCAAGTGAACATCTGCGTGTTCCAGTGCGTCTCGTAGACGTTGGATCTCAGCCTTGAATATATCGAGTTGCTGCGCCCGCTCAGTAGCGATGTCGTGCCAGACGTTCTCCTCGTCGCGTGCTTCGTCTCTCTCGGCCACAAGCGCGTCCAGAGCAGCCTCAGCCTTCGGGAAATCTGGTTCGCCGAGGTGATAAATGTCCAACTGGCGGTACTTCTCGATCAGGCTGCGAATCGTGTCTTCGTGGCTCACTGCTGGTTCTCCTGTGGCCTGGTCAACCCGTCCCTGAGAATACACGCCAGACAACGACGCCCCTTAGAACACGTACACCTCACAGGTCGTCGCCCCACGCCCGCTCCAACTCACCAGCCGAACCCACGTCGTCTCGGATGAGCGGCCAGATCACCGCAACAGCCAACGACGCCAGGATGGTCTGCCAATCGTGGACCCACAGGCCATACGCCAACCCCACAACCGCCACAAAAGTAAGGGTTCTCATGCGGATACCACCTCGACGACAGCCCCGTAGGCGCGGGTGTGTTCGCCATACCCGTTCTCGAGGGTCCGCGCCGCGTCTTCTTCGTTCTCGAAGATCAGCGCGGTCTTGAGAGTCGGTGCCCAGCCGAGTCCGCCTTTGTGCATTCCGGCGAACACGGGCTCGTCGGCTTCGGGATAGTCGAAACAGATTGCGTAGCTCATGCTGCTTCCTTTCTTCTCTGCACCAGTTCGCGCTGATACGCAGCAGACGCGCGACAACACGCGAGACACCGGCAGCCGCGCTTATACGCACCACGAGTCCCACAGGGCTGGCGCGGCCGATCCCGGTAACACGCCATACACCGTCTGCCTCTTGCGGGTTTGCCGCATTCGACACACGGCCGTGCCCGCCGGTCGCCCGACGTTATCTCGCCGAACGATGGCCGCCCATACTGGGCTCCGTCCTCGTAGATGTCGGCCAGGCCGCCGTCCGCCTTGGGACGATGGAACCAATGTTGCAACCCAACCTTCGTCAAGATCCGGTCGGCGGCGTCAAGGCTGATAAACCGCGCCTCCCCGTTCCGCAACCCGAACACGCGCCGAATACCCGCCTGGGACAGGTCAACGTTCGTGACGCCGTTCACGTCAAGGACGTGCAGGAGCCTGTCCGCCGGGATCCACAACAGCTTCCGTCTCACCCTCGCCACTACTTCTCTCCGTACTGTTCGAGACAGGAACGGGAACAGAACGGGTCCGAGTCGAGATGGACAAGCCACAACCGCCGGTTCTGGCGGGTGAACCCCGACTTGAGCCGTTTGCTCCCGCTCGCCGCGGCACGAGTACGCCGCTTCGGCTTCCCACACATCACACACCGACCGTCCGCGCGTGGTTTGGGTTCGGTCTTCACTAGAAGGGCACGTCCGCGAGATCGTCTTCGGTCGCCATCGCTGCCGCCTCGTCCGCGGCCGCCTTCACGCCCATCAACTCGCTGATCCGCTCCGACGCGCCCTGCTTCGTCAACACGTTCAAGTCGTCGGCCTTCAGGCCGAGCTCTTTGCAGAGGGCGCGGATCATGGCTTTCTGTTTGGGGGTCGCGGCGCCAGAGCCAGGAGCCGCCGTGGTGCTCGACTGGCCCAGATCCGTGGCGCCGCGATCCTGTGGGGCGTCCGCACGGGACGCCCGCAAACCATGAGGATCAGACGCCCGCTGCGCGTCATCGTCCTCCTCACCAACCAGTCCCAGCATCGACAGGAGCGCGTACCGTCGCGCATACGTCACAGCCGACGCCCAACCCTGCGGATCGTTCTTCGCCAGAATCAGCGGCGCCACGGCGGCGATGTCCTCACCCGATTCGGCGTGGATCAGCATCGTCTCCAACGCAGGCAGGCCATCGATGTTCGTGAGGAACTGTGTGTAGACGAGGCCCTGCTTGTTGAGTGCGGGTCGGATCTCGGCGATCACTTTCGACAGAGACACGAACTTGTGGTGGTAGTGATCGTTCTCCGCGTCGAAGTGGATTGGTGGCGCGTCCTTCTGGAACGCGTGCAACGCCTTCGCAAGATGGACGCTCATCTGGCCTCGATCATCCGGTCGACCAGCAGCAGCGCCGACTGCTGTAGCTGCTTGACGGTCGGTTCGAGTGCGGCCCTGGCTGCAGCCCTGGCTGCGGCCCCGGCTGCGGCCCAGGCTGCGTCCCAGGCTGCGGCCCAGGCTGCGGCCCAGGCTGCGTCCCCGGCTGCGTCCCCGGCTGCGTCCCCGGCTGCGTCCCCGGCTGCGGCCCAGGCTGCGTCCCCGGCTGCGGCCCAGGCTGCGTCCCCGGCTGCGGCCCTGGCTGCGTCCCTGGCTGCGGCCCAGGCTGCGTCCCTGGCTGCGGCCCCGGCTGCGGCCCAGGCTGCGTCCCAGGCTGCGGCCCTGGCTGCGTCCCTGGCTGCGGTCAACTGAGGCTGTGCCTTCTCGGCGCGCTTCGCGGTCGTCAACGCCGCGAGCCCCTCCAGCGTCTCGGCATGCTCGGTCAGCCCAGCGAGCCGCAGGAACGCGGGTGCGCATTCGCGGGCGAGCCAGTCGGTCGCCATCCACGCCCGCTTCTCCTCAACCCTGGCGGGTGCTTTCGTGCCGACGAGCCGCGGGATCAGCGGCTTCAACATCTGCCTGTCCGCGTCCAGGAGCGAGTCGTTCCACGACCGCAGGAACGCGCCAAGAACGGGTGACGCGCACTCGGGATGATCCGAGAACGGTTCCCCGGCCACATAGGCGACGGCTTCCATGACGCAGGCGTGGACGAGCCCGTTGTTCGGCGGATCGTGCGAGCCTTTCTCGAGCTTGAGTGGTCCGAGGTAGACGAGCCTTTCGTCTATGACGCTCACACCGTCTCCTTTGCTTGTTGTTTCAGCCGGATCGCCTGTAGCCGTTTTTGGGTTGCGGCTTTCCGCAACATGACCGGGTTCAGGCGCATAAGCTCGTCCGCCTCGCGGTTGAGTTCCTCGGCCTCGAGCCACAATCTCGCCTGCCGCGGAGTCACGCCACACTCACCTGCATGGCATGGCGGATCTTCTTGACCTGCATCCTGGCTTGCCGGTAGCCGTGCACCATGAACGCCGCCTCGATCAGATCGTGGCCGTCGATAGCGTTCGCCAGGTCGTCGGCCCACTTGATGGTGCGGGCGGTCCAGTCGTCCAGTTCCGCGCGGAGCTCCACAGCGTCAAGGTCTTCGTAGTTCACGCGGCCCTCCCAAGACGCGGCCGGCGGCGGCGATGGTCGGGCGGCGATGGTCGGGCGGCGATGGTCGGGCGGCGATGGTCGGGAGTCAACTCCCACGGATAGTCGCCGTCCAAGATCCGGGCACGGGCCTCTGGGTAGTCGAGTCCGAGTTGGCCCCACCAGTTGAGTTGCTGCATCCCAGCGGCCGTGAGTTCTTCGCAGCGAGCACCACATTCACAGACGCCGACATGCGCGCCAACCGTGATGCCGCACCAGACAGACGTCCACCCGTAGCGATGTTGATGGGTCATGCGACCTCCAGATCTAGAACATTCTGGGCGCACCGTTGAGCCGCAACTTCACACCAGCGTTCCTCGATCTCGATTCCGATCGCGCAGCGGCCTTCGCGTTTAGCGGCGACAAGCGTGGAGCCTGACCCTGCGAACGGGTCAAGAACCGCACCATTCATCCCGGACTCGCGGACGATGCGACCAAGCAGATCCACGGGCTTCTCGGCCGGATGTTCCGTCTGTCTGCTGCCGCCCTGCGGAACCGTCCAGATATCTCTCACTGTGCGGTCCTTGATCTGGAACGTGTCGTGGGCGAACAGGGCGACTAGCTCATAGGTTGGCCGTAACCCCTTCGCTCCGCCGAGTCCAAGTGCGCGCTTGTCCCAGACGAGCAGTGACGTGATCGGCCATCTGATCTCAAACGAAGCACGAGCCAACACTGGAAACGACCGCCACGAATTGAACACCCAAACCGCGCCTTGCTGCGCGTTCGTGAGTTTTCGCGTCTCGGCGAGCCACGCACCGTAGAACAGGGCGTTATTCATCAGGTCGCCCCAGCCGCCAGCTTTGCCTTCCTGATCCGTGGACGCCAACCCGAACGTGTACGGCGGATCAGTCACAACCAGTCCGATCCCGCTAAGAGTCGGCAGAATCTCCCGGCAGTCGCCGTGGTAGATCGTCACCGAATCATCCTGATAGTACGAGATCACGGCAACAACCATTCTGGATGCCCAAGAGTCCATTCCACCGTCCGCTTCAAAGACTCCTCGGGCGGGACTGGTGAGCTCCAGCCGAGATGTGCGTGATCGAGGCGCAGCTTCACGGAGACACTGCCTTGAACCGTTGGCCGCACCCACACACCGCTGTCCCATCCCGCAACAGGAGAGCAACCGATAGGACGCCGTGACAGTAGACGCGGATCACGCCCGGCCTACTTGCCGACTATTCGACTTCCAAATCTGCCCGCTGTTCGACATCCAACCAGCGCGATCGAACCGCTTCTGAAGATCGGCCATGAAGGCGTTCCATTGATCCGTGTGGACGATGCCTCGATGAACCTCGGCATTGAAGCGAGCCAACTCCTCAATCTCTTCGCGTGTAAGGGGTTCGTTCATCGGGCTGTTCTCGACGGGGCAGCCGCCGGCATCGAGGGAGAGGAGGGCCGCGAGGAAGCAGCCACCCGCGAGGAAGCAGCTACCCCGTCCAGAACAGCCTTGAAATTCGAGGAGCCGCACGCTTCGGCGTGCCAGCCGAGGTTGTAAAACCAGCGGCCACAATCCGCGCACACATACTTCTGCGGCCGCTTCACGACAGAATCTCCTTCAACCCGTAGATGGCGAGGTTCGCAAACACCAGGACAGCCAAAAGAGTGGCGGCTTTCGCGCGGACAGTCACGCCAACATCTCCTTCCTGTCCCGTTCTTCCTCACGCACCTTGGCTTCGTAGAGGAGGACGCGGATCATCGACGCGATCGGCCGCTGTTCGGTCTCGGCCTTCCTCTCGAGCCACTCGGCGAGGTCCTCGCCGCATGTGAACTTGTAGGGAATCTTGACCATCGCTGTCCCCATATGTACCATGCCTGTCGGATGGTGTCAAGGAGGAACAGATGAGATACGCCGTCTGCGCGATCATCGTCGCGTTCTTACTCGCTCCTGCTAACGTCGAAAGCCCCCCGGCCGAAACCGGGGGGCTCGAGGCCATACCCGACGGGGGATACGGCCAGCTTTAGTTGAGGATCTGAAAGATCAAGGCGGCCGGACAGCCCTTCTCTTTCAGGCGGCGGAGCTCGCCGATGTCGGCGTGACTGTCGGCGAACAGGTCAGCCTCCACGAACGAGAACCCGGCCTTGCGGGCTTCTTTCCACCGCCAACGGCGAAGGCTGCGCTGGGCGTCGGTGAGGTCCGGCGGAGTCCGAAAGTCTTCAGGCGGCGGTTCCTTCTTGGTTGCCATCTGCTCCCCCGGGACGTGTCGGCCACTGGGCTGTCGCCGACGGATCACGGTCCAGGATGATCATGTCGAAGCCCCGTGAGACGCACCGGCGGACTTCGTCTTCGATCTGCCAGTCCGCGAGCGCCCGCCGATGGTCGCTGTCGCCTGATTCGTCGTCGATCATGTACGCGAACAGCCGCCACACCCGGACGACGCTCACTCATCCTCCGGCTCAAACACAACCACGACCTCGTCACCCAGCAGCCACTCGAGATGGTAGGAGGGGGTGAAGATCACGACGGTGTCCTCTTCGTGATCCTCGGTGTCAGCCACCCCAACTCCTTCTCCCGCTCGAACAACCGCTCGGTCAAGATGACGTCGGCGCGGTTGCGGTCTTTCACCTTCTGGATCGCGGCGGGGTCTTTGCGTTCGATCGCGGCGATCCACACCCGCTTCGGCACATGCGGCTTCTCGCCCAACTCGAACATGTCGCACAACCACTCCAAGTCGCGTGGCATGCCGGCGGGGATACACCGCATCGTGTCCAACATCGGCTTCCTGGGCAGGAACGGCTGCTTGAGATGGTTGAACACCGACTGCAAGCCCTTCCAGTCGTGGCGGAAGTTGTGTCCCAGCAGCGCATCCGCAGCCTCGATCATCTCCCGGAGTGGTCGGAGCCGCCGGACGAGCGTCCGGTCCGACAACGTCCAGTCCAGCCACAACGTCTCCGCTGGTGGTTCGCCGACCTGTTTGGCTGTGACGCAGACGACGTTGTCGTACACGTAATCCCCTCCTCCGTACCAGAGGGGCTTGTTTTCGATATCGATTCCGAGGATCCGGTCAGGCGAACCCGTCGCCGGGATCGGTTCTACTTTCGAGAGCGGCCTGGGGGGCCTCGACTCCGAACCCGTAGAAGTGGAAGGCGCGGTCCGCAGCGGCGCGACCGAGGGCAATAGCGTCGACGTCTCCTCCGGACTGAGCTGCCGCATCCAAAGCCTCCTTGATGTCTGTCTTGCTGAACTCGGTCAGCCTGCGCACATACATCTGGACGTGCCCTGCGATCGTGATGCGAGCCCAATGCTCAGCATCCCGGCGGGCGTGGTCGGAGAGGGCTGCCATCGGAGTTTACGGCCTCCTAGTTAGCGGACACGGATACGCGTCATGTTGCGGAGTTGCCGGGCTAGCTCATAGTCGGGGTCGTGCTTGTGCTCGTGGTACCAGGCCAACTGTTTGGCCCGCCGTTTCACAGCGCACGTCCAGCCACCCTTCGAGCCACGGTTCCGGTCCATCGGCTCCCCACAACAGGAACAGAGTCGACGCTCAGGCTGCTCGGGTGGCATGCCATCTTTCGTTCATTGCTCGAACGCAGACTCCGAATCGAAACTGGCGTTCTCGAGGATGATGTTTTGTTTCTTCGCCGCCAACGCCGTGTCGAGTGCGGCCCCAGTCGCCACCTGTGTACCACTGGGGACGGTGTACGGGCTCGGAGGCGTCGGGGTTGCAACACCCGACGGCGGAGGTGGCGGTGGTGGTGGTGGAGGCGGAGGAGGTGGTGCGGGCGGTGAGAGTTGCCCAGCCTCAGCCCTCGCTGCAGCGATAGCCGCGAGCGCGACCGACCACTGAGTTGTCGCCGGCCACTTCGACACGGTCGGCCCGTACCGGACGACCATCTGCTGGTAGCTAGACGTCGTCTTCGCCAACGCCTTTACGGCAGCGTCGAGTTTCGCCTGGACGTCGGCGGGGGACGGGCTGCTCACTTCTTCGCTGCTTCCTTCTGGGCGTTCACACCAACCGCGTCACTCACCGCGTGCACACCAGCCGCGACAGCAGCCGAGAGCGCAGCAAACAGAAGCGCCTTCGCTCCATCAAGAGACGGGACGTTGGCGATGTTCGATGCTGCGACTGCGGCGACGAACGCGCCGATGAACGCGCGGGCGAACGTGATGCCGAGCTTTTCGAGGATCTTTTCGCTGAACATCAATTGTCTCCTGTCTGGGCCTCAAGTGCTGCCGCGATGCGCTCCAATGCGGATGCGATCCGCTCCTTCGTGGTTGGCGGGTTGTAGGTGGTGGTTGAGATGACGCCCTGGAATCTCGGGGCCGCGGTGACCTTGGTCGGGTCGTAGTAGGTGCTCACTTAGACCTCCTATTCGAAGAAGTCGAGGAACCGGACGCCAGGCTCCCCCCGTTCACGGAAGTACTCTTCCGCGTCTGTCAGTTCGATCTCGTTCGGCTGGTCTTGAGCGCCGAACTCGGTCAGATACCAGTGGCCGCCTTTCAGGTCGTGGCGGGTGAACATGCCTGTGTGGACGCCGTAGCCTGGCCCGAACACGACCAGACGACCGTAGGCTGGGCCTTGGACGTGTTTGCCTTTCTCGAGGAGTGAACCGGTGTCGTCGAACTCGTTGACGTTGTCGATCCCAGCCCAGTGCATGATCGACGACACGAACTGCGAACAGTCCGCGCCGGCACCGACGAAGTCGCCGGGTGGCCGGTTGAACAGTTCGGACCGTCCGGGGCCTTCGGTGTAAACCATTCGGCCCGCATACTTCAACGACTCGACCGCGTACTTGACCGCAACCTGACGCTTCGACGGTTTCGGTGGGGCGGTTTCTTTGCACCGGAACCCCTTCGCCGACGACCACGACAACACCACATCGCCAGCAGACTCTTTCAGCTTCTTTTTGGCGGTTGAGCCGACCCGGATCTGGCGTGGCCAGAACGGGCGCACGTTGGCGTAGAACTTGTGGTGGCTGTTCCAGCCCACATGGACGTGGGAGTGCTTCAACTTCTTCGCCCGCTTACGCGCGGCTGGGCTGATGACTAGTTTGCCCATCACTGCCTCGCTTTCGCGACCAATGTCAGGTACTTCTCGAGGTCCTGGTCAGAAAAGTGTTCGGCGGTTTCGCCGGTGACGCGGTTGTAGCGTTCGGGGTCGATCCACGCGAACGACTCGTCATTGAGTTGCGCGTAGAACGAGTGAGTGAACAGCTGTCGTTGCCCCCAAGTGATGAGAGCGCCGTAAGTTCCGTTCGGCTTTCCCATGACTTCGACCCAATGGCCGCCAACCTCCGGTGATCCGTTGACGTAGTTCCAGGGGAGCCCGCGGGCGAACTGGTCTTCCTGGGCTTCTTGGACGACGAACCCGATCCCGCAGTCCTCGAACAGGTAGGCGGCCTCCCACAGCTCGGTCAGGTTGCCCGGTTCGAGCGCGACGACGTGGCCGATCTTGAAGACGTTCCCGTCGGCGTCTTTCAGGCCTTTCTCTTGGCGCCATTCGAAGACGTCTTGTGGGTTGGAGCCGTTGTCGTTCGCCCCGGTGTGCGGGTTGTAGCCGGAGTACTCGGAGTACTGCTCGACGATGACTTTGCCGGTGAAGTTCGGTGCTGGCCGTTTGCCGGTGCGGGCGGCTTCCATCTCGGCATGGCCGGGCCCCGCCCACGCGCAGTCGCCGCAGCCTTCGAACCCTTTGAACACGCTGTCGTCGGGGCCGTTGCCCAACATCAGCCAGTTCGTGAACGCGGTCGCGTGGCCGAAATGGGCTGGGACCTTCGGCAACACACCCGCCCGCTTCAACGGGGCGCGGAGCTCGCTGTAGCGCGGGAATCTAGGTTCGGTGGCCGGGCGTTTGCCCAGATGCAGCATCCGGGTCCTCCTTCTCCAGTAGCTGTTTCTCCATCTCGAAAAGCCGCTCCTCGAGTTCAAGGCTGCGGCGTTCGAACTCGAGGCTGCGCAACGTCATCGCACGCTCAACCCGGTAAACCAGGACGGCGACCACGACCGCGACAACGCACGGCCCGAGTCCCGACCAAAAGTCATAGAACGGGGACGACTGGGTGTCGATCCCGAGGAAGTGACTGACCAGGTGGATCACAGCTCATCCGCAAACTTCTTTTCAAGCCACGCTTCCATCCAGACACCGCTATGCGTCCCCAGCGCGGAACCGATCGCGATCGCCACAGCCACCACCAACAGGGTTTCTGTGCCGCCGTGCCACGCCTCAGTGGCGCCCCCGCCGATCGAGATCAGCGTCGCCCAGTCCCCCAACACGTCACAGGCTGCTGCGGGCCATCCTTTCCCGTGGGCGATGAACGCCGTCGACGTGGTGTAGGCGATGTCGCGTGCGAACATGCTGACGCCGATCGCCAGACCCACCAGTAAGAGGTGGCTCACCCGTGGTTGATCCAGTAGTAGGTGAGCCAAGAAGTAAGAAACGCGATCACCAGCGGGAGGAGGCCGAGCGCAACCGTCAACTGCCACCGCTTCAACACGGCGACAGCATCACGATCCGACTGCCACTTCTCGACGCGTTCGAGACGCTGGGTGTTGTCGCGGCTCACCCGGCCATACTCGGCAAGCTGGTCCCTAGTCCCGATTGCGCCTTCGCGGTCGATACGGTCGACCTTCGCGTCCAGGCTTTTCAGCGTGTCACGAATGTCGATCACGATCTCTTTGACCGTGAACCCGGCATCCCCTGTGTTCATGTGACCCCCTCAGAACTTGACTGCGTAGCAGCCGCAAACGATCCACGGTGACAGATCCGTTGGCCGCGACCCGCCAGGACCACCGGCCGGTGCGGTGGACGCGGTGGCCCCACTCAGAGAGATGTTGGCTGTCCCGCTCGCCGTGGTCGCAGACTGAGGCTGGGATACTGCGCCGCCGGATGTGAGCTGCTGCGACCCGCTCTGAGCGTTGACGAAGTTCGTCCCGGACCCTGGGCCGTGGACGTGCCCGGAGTCGGTGGCCGACAGTGTCCCCACTCCGTGGGTGTGGGCCGCGACGGTGGTGTTGTGTTTCGGCGACCGCGACGCCAATGCGACGCCATCGTTGTCGCCGATCCCGTTCACATCAGCGTTCCCCGACGCAGCCATGTGATACAACGCCCGGCCGCGCGTGTCCGGCAGGTTGAACGTCGTCGACCCATCCCCCGTCCCGAACGGGTACGACATCCCCGACAGCAACGTGTTCAGGTTCGCATAGGTGGTCCTGGAGACTGCGACGCCGTTGGTTTCGAGGGCGAACCCGTTGATCTGGGTTTCCACCGATGTCCCGTTCTGCATGAAGTAGTGGAGGCCGCCGATCGGGAACGCGGCGTTCATGTTGTCGCGCAGCTGCTGGTTCATGTCCGCGGCGGTTAGCACTTCGCCGCTTGTCCAGGTGACCGGGGCTGTCCAACTCATACCGTCCCGATTCCTTTCTCTACTAGGTCTTTGAGGGTCCATCCGACCAGGAACGTCTCGTTCTCACTGATGAGGGTGGCGACGGTTTCGGGGGGACGCCAGTTCCGGTTCGCCTTCGCCGGCCGCAACGCAAGGATCTGTTCGATGTCGGCTTTGTTGTCGGGCCATTCGAGCTCGAACGCGATCCCGCAACCCCGCTTGTGGCGTAGGTGTGGTCGGCCGAGGACGAGTCCTGCGCCGCCGCGACACCGGATCTTCGCGATCATCCGTCCGCCACGACCCAGTGCCCTGTAGGCGTGGAAACATTCGGGGTTGGGACAGTCCACGACCCAGCGGCCGTGGTTCACATACACCTGGGCCATCTACGGGTGGCCGGTTGTGTAGAGGACCCCGGGGCCGGTGTAGCTGTTGTTGACGAGCGTGTTGGTGCCGCTGTTCATGTAGGCGGCGATCCCCGCCAACGACTGGCCCTTGAACACCACGTTCTGGACCGTCGTAGACCCTGTCCCCTGGTCGAGGAACACGCCGGTCTGTTGGCTGATCGACAGGGAGACGGTGTCGCCGGTCGCGTCGACGGTGCCGTTCTGGATGATGCAGTTGTTCTCGGCCTGGTTGCCCGGGGTGCCGTAGTCCCATTCGGCGACGAACCCGGTGTGGACCGCGGTCAACTGGAAGTTCTGGAACGTGTTCGCGGTCGTGTAGTGCTCCATGTAGATGCCGTTGCCGCTGTAGTCGTTCGCCCCAGACATGTCGATGTCCAGGTCGCTGAAGAGGGTGTCCCAGCTGTTGTTGCCGGTCCACAGGGACGCCATGCTGACGTTGCGGATCTTGATCCGGTGGACACCGTTCGTGACCGGCTGGCCAACCCATACACCAGCCTCTCCTGCCCCGCCCGATGAGCCCGGGGGCGACGCGACAACCCCGGTGACCGAGATGTCGGTGATCGTGTTGATGGCCGGCGTCGACGCGTGGTAGGCGACCTCGCTGTCGTCCGACGCCCTGAGGGCGACGTAGGCGAACTGGTCGAAGGTGCACCGTTGCACGGTGAGCCCTGTGGGGTTGTAGGCTTCGACGCCGCAGCCGACCACATAGTTCCCCTCGAACGTGCAATCCAGGATCGAGGTGTTGTCGCCGGCACCTCCGATCGTCCCGCAATACACGCAGGATGAGAGTGTTGGGTTGCCGAGTGTCTGGTCTGCTTTCGCGTTCGACGAGATGTTGAACGCAAGACCCTGCAACGTGGCGCCGCTGGTGCCGCCGCCGCTCATCCCGATCCCCGCCGTCAATGTCGCCCCGCCGAGGTTCTGGGCGTACAGGCTCGACCCGTGCGGGTTCGTGAACGCGCTCGAGTTGTCGTAGATCCCGTTCGCCAACACGATGTTCTGTTGTGCCGCGGCCAGCGCGGTTATCAGCTGCGCCGACGTTGTGACGAGCGTGTACGTGTTCGGCAGCGAGTAGCTGCTGGGAGGTATCGGGGCGGCCAATCCGGAGCCCAGTTCGCTGGTGTCGAGAATGAACGCGCTCGAGGCCGCATCCAAGAGCGCCCCAGTGTCACCGCCGCCACCGCCGCCGCCGCCGCCACCACCGGAGCCTCCACCGGACGGGCTGGCGCTGATCTGGGTGAGCTGATAGGTGACCGTGTGCGGAATCCCCGCCACGATCGAATGGGAGATGTTCTCGACGTAGCAGACATAGGTGATGGTGACCCCGGTCGCTGGCGGGTTCGACACCACGGTCACCCGGTCGCCGATCTCGAGCTCGAGACACTGGAGCCACGCAGTCGACCCGTCGTCCATCGTCCTGAGCGACGCGATCCTGGGTGTCGGCATCGACCGTGCCGCGACGATGTTGGTGGCGACACTGTTCGCGTCCGCGTCCTCGACGAGTTGGGTCGACAACTGGAGTTGGCGTGGGTCGTCCGACGCGACAGCCACTTCCTGTGGAACAGCCCCAGACGAGCCGGCGGTGACGCGGGCGTCGGTGACGACATGGTCGAAGCTGTAGTCGATCGTCAGGTTCTGGTAGGGGACACCGACACCGCCCGAGTCGGTGAACGTGATCTGCGAAATCTGGGAGCGCGAGTTGTTTGCGCGGTGGTCGCCGTCATGGAACGTTGCGTTGCCGGCGGCGTCCATGAACACGTATCCGATCTCCGATGTGGACACGTCCTGGAGGTGTTGGAGGGCGCTCACCTGGTTCGCCGGCCCGAACACCTGGTCGATGACGTCGTAGATGCCTGGGTCAATGCTGGTTCCTCCAGCCCAGTTGATGTTGTCGAGAACCCGGGTGACGCGGTCGCCGGTCAGCTCGATCGTCCAATCCCCGCCGGTGAACGCCTGCGCGCCGGTGTCGCCGTTCGAAGGCGCCAACACGGCCGACCCTGAATGGGAGACGCTGACGAGCTTGGACGAGATGCTGTCGCTGTTCACCAGAGACGCCACCGACGTTGGGGTGCTGGAACAGTTCCCCGACCCGTCCGTGGCAAGGTTGATCGTGATCTGGTATCCGTCGACGACCACGTAGGCGGCAGCGGAGTCCTGGCCGGTCGGGACGATCATCCGGACGGTCATCCCCACATCACCGTTCACTTTCGATGTGAACGTCAGCTTGTCCGTCGCAGTGGCCGGGTCCGTGTAGACGTAGGATTGGGCGCCCGTGACGAGGTTGGTGTTGGAGAACACGTCGAACGCGTCGACCCCGTCGACCTGGATGTTCGAGTAGCCCATGTTCGACCCGTCGGACGCGGTCGGCACCACATAGTCCGGGGTGATCCGCTCGACCAGGCCGTTCCACAGCTGGTATTCGGTCCCGTTCGCGACCCGGACGATCCTCATCGGCACCGTAGGCATGAAATCCGGGTAGTAGGGGCTGTTCACGTTCAACGGGTCCATCAGCCCGTCCGGGTTCCTGAACAGGACAGAACAGGTTCCGGGCTGGATCGTGTCGAGCTCGAACTGACGTCCTCTCGACGTGCTGATCTGGCTGACCCGGAGCGGGGTCGCCGCGTTCGAGAACTGGGTGAACTGGTGGTCGGAGAGGGTGGCGAGGATGGACGCGCCCAACGCGAACCCCACCCACGTCGCCGGCGCCGAAGCCGACATCGGGTAGCCCGTGATCGCGAACGACCCCGGGTAGACCGACATCAGGACCGGGGTTGGCGGTGCCGAACCCGGCCCCTTGTTGATCTGGACGGGTGCAGCCCAGAACGGCCATCCGGGGTTTGGGTTTAGAAGCCCAGCCCCTGGGGGCTGTCCGGCCCGCTGCGGCATCTGACAAGCCCCCTAAAGGGTTAGAACAAACTCAGCCAATGGACTTGCGTGACCGCATAGGTGATCGTGGTCACCGTGTTCGCCATCCCCATCACGAACCCCGACGCGACAGACGCATCAAAGGATGCTTGGGTGTATCCGTAGATGTCGTTGATCGTCGCCGCGCCAGTACCTGTGGAGGCTGGTTTGGCGGTGGTGATGAACGACCCGATCGCCTTCGAGTTCGCCCCCGGCAGACCGATCGACTGGACGGTGAGCCGTCCAGAAACGATCCAATCGGTGGTGATCGACGCGGTCAACGTGATGGCGGCGTCGGTGCCGAGCGTGACCCCTCCGGTGCTCGACGAGCCCGCCGCGATCGACCCGACCCTGGGGATCATCGTCAGGTTGCCCGGTGACGTCGACGTGGTCGCCTGGAACGAGGCGTACAACTGCCACGCCGACGGCGCCACCAGACTGTTCGCCAGCCAAGGCGTATACAGGGAGGTCGTCCACAACGATGCTTCGCCGTTCAGCGAGGCGACGTTCGCCAACGTGCCGGAGGGCGGGACGGCGGCGAGGCCGGCGTAGGTGCCGTAGAACTCTGGGTCTTTCTGGCCGGCGAGGCGTCCGTTGATGAGTCCCCACTGTTGGCGTTCGTTGTCGATCAGCCAGCGGATCTCTTCGTCGCGAAGCGCAAGCTCGTCCGTGGTCAGGGGCTGGGTGTCCCAGATCGTCGCGCCTGCCGTGCTGTCCATTCTCCAGCTCATGCGGTTCTCCTTAGACTCCGAGGGGCATACGGTGGGGGCGGCCTGCCGACCCCACAGACCGATAGGTCGCGATCACCCGTGCAGCCCCCTGGGCCGACCATGTGTACGTCGCGGACGGTGTGCCGCCAGTCGTGATGATCTTGTACTGCGCGTCGAGCGTCTTGCCGTTCGTCGAATCGAGTACTTCGCTCGTCGTAAAATCCGTCCACGTCGCGTCCCGGGTAACAACTCCCGTCCCACCGTTGACCATCATCGCGACGATCCCGAGCTCCTCAGGCTGCGCGATCGGGCCGTTACATATGGCGGTGGCGCCGTTGGTGGTGACGTCGTCGATCGCCCGGCCGGTCTGGTCCAATGCCCCGCTGATCAAGAGGCCGTTGAACTCTTCGAGCATGTAACAGATCGGGCCGGTGGGGCTCGTCCCGAACGTGACGGTGAGGCTGTCACCGTTCTGGAGCGTCCCCCCGTCGTACCGGGTGGACCAGATCCCGGCATAGTTGTTGAGCGAGTTGTCCTGCTCCTCGATGTCGGCGTTCCAGGTGTTTGACCGGGAGTCGGCGATGGTGATCCCGGAGGGGAGGTTGCGCGCGTCGCGGCAGCCCATGCACAGGATCAGCGTGTTACCGGCGACACAGTTCGACGTGACCGAGAGGGTGGCGGGGTTGGCCTGTGTGGCGGCCGCGGTGCCGCGTTCGGCTACATAGGTGACAGGCATTAGCCGGGCAGGAGGGCTTGGCCGCCGCGCAGCTGCAATCGGAGCAGCTGCTGCTGGATCATGTTCGTCAACTCCTGCTTCGACCCCACATAGTTCGGGAAGTTGAAGTTGTAGACGGGCGGGCCGCCGTTCATCTGGTTGAGCGGGACAACGGCTTCGGGGCCTTTCTCGCCGATCAGCGCCAGGGTTGGGGTGCGGACGATCCCGCCGACAGCCATATGCGGGATGAGGCCTGTCCCGCCTGTTGTTTTCGTGGGTGGCGGAGTCGGGTTGAGCGTGCCATGCGGAGCGCCTGCGGCCTGCTGGCCGAGTGTCGCCGTAACCAGATCGGGGATCCCGGCTGCGGCCGCCTGGATCACGCCCACGATCGTGGAGGAGAGAGCCGCGCTCATGATGTTCGCGAGCGGGGTGCCGAGGATCGCCGCCATCCCCGAATAGAGGACTTCGCCTCCCTGGGAGAGTCCATCGGTCAGGTAGGCGCCCCAGTTGATCGGAACCGAGAGCGGCCCCTCCTTCGCAGGCGAGTGCGGGAAGAAGCCGGCGATCTTGCCGGCGATCCCAGACACGACACTGTAGAGGTGTTTCGCCTCGGAAACGATTCCGCTCTCGAGTCCTTTGAGCAGCGCGATCCCGGAGCTGTAAAGCAGGCGGCTGAGATCACCAAGCGCGTCCTTGATCTTGCCGCCGAGGTCTCTAAACCAGCCGGTCACAGTCGCCCACACGTTCTTGGCGCCGTCCCAGAGTCCGGTTAGGACCTGTTTGCCCTTGTCATAGAGAAGGCGTCCCACATCACCGACAGCGGTACGGGCTTTGGAACCAAGATCGCCGAACCATGATTTGACGGTGTTCCAGACGTCCTTCGCGCCGTCCCAGAGACTGTTGAGGACCGCCTTGCCTTTGTCGGTGAGGAGTTGGGCTACGCCGCCGATGGCGTCCTTGATCTTGCCTGGGATCCCGCCGACCCAACTGGCCACGTTCGACCACACGTTCTTCGCGCCGTTCCAGAGTCCCGTCAGAATGTCTTGGCCTTTCTGGGCGAGCAAGGTGGCTACCCCGCCGATCGCGGCGAGGATGGCCTGCGGGATCCCTTTGAACCAGGAGGTAGCCGTGTTCCATGCTGTGACGGCGGCGTTGTAGAGGCCCGAGATGACGTCGGTGCCTGCGGTGGCGAGGAGGCTGCCGAGGTCGCCGATAGCTGAGGTGATGTCGCCGCCGATCCCGCCGAAGAAGTTCTCGATGGTCTGCCAACCGGACTGGACAGCCGACCACATCGCGCCGAGGATCGCGGTCATGATCGACCCCAACACCGCCGTCGCAGCCTGCAACAACCCCTCAATCGCCTGGAGGGAGCCGGAGACGATGTCCTTGAGCCCGGTCCAGACTTGGGACCAGTTGCCGTGGAGGAGCCCGTCGATCACGTCGAAGATGCCCTTGATAACGGTGAACGCGCCCTTGATCTCCTCGACGATCCCCTCGAATATCGCTTCGATGGTGGGAAGCAGCGCCTCAACCACCGCCTTGAAATCCGTGAACACGCCTTGAAGGTCGGTGACGATGGCCTTAGCTGTCCCCGCCGACACCCCCATTTTTTCGAGGGCGGCTTCGAACTTTTGGGGGGCGAGGACGGCAGCGGCGATTGCGCCGGCGAGGAGGGCGATACCGGCGACGAGGAGGACGATCGGGTTGGCTGCTACGAACGCGAGCGCCGTCCCGAACGCGGTCACCAGCGGAATGATCGCGACCAGAGTCACCCCGAGCGCGGCGAGGCCGGCGACAAGGATCTTGGCGACTGTCTGGTGTTGCGCCAGCCAGCCCGCAACCTTGGCCAACACGCTGGCGAACGACTCGAGCGCCGGCAGAACCACCTGGCCGATGGACTCGCCGATGGATTCGAGTTGCGCCTTGAATGTCTGCATCTTCCCGGCGGCCGTCTCGGCGAACGCTTGCGCCTGTCCATGAACCTTGTCGGTGACTGCGGCGATGATCTCTTTCGCGGTTGCCTGCTTGTCGGCCAGTTCGGCGGTTGCCTTCGCCGCCTCGTAGGCGCGGCCAGTGTGAACCTTGAACTCTTGGTTGACCCTGTCCACCGCAGACGTGACGGGGATGATGTTGAGGCCGAGCGCGTGGACGGCCTTCGTCGATCCGGCCATCGCTGTCGTCAACATCTTGGTCGAGTCAGTCAGGCCGATATGTTTGAACCTCGCGAGATCCTCAGCAATGCCGAGATCTTTGAACGACTCCTTGCCGCTCTTGGTTGCGATCACCAGGCTGCCGAGACTCTCCCGCACATCGGAGTTCGCGAATCCCAGATTCCGCGCGGACTGTTCGGCATGGTCGATCTGGCCTGCGAACGTCTTCGCCGACAACCCCGACTGCTTAAACGCCTGGTCCATCCGCGCGGTCGACGTCTGAGCCTTGACGGCCGCTTCCACGGACTTGTCGAGCCCGTAGGCGAGGCCGCCGAGGATCGCTGTCCCGGCGATCTTGGCGGCTTTCCCCAGCCTCGCGGTCTTGTTCGACGCCTCGTCGATCGACTGGGCGAACTGTTTCCCGTTGCCGAGAATCTCGACTATCAGGCTGTTAGGCAACGAACCTCACTCCCTGCTTCTCCGCATAGTCGCGGCACGCGTCCAACTGGACCGGCGTCAACAACTCGAGATCGCCCGGCCGCAGCCCACAGATCCCGCCTAGCCAGGGCTGCCAATAGGATTCGGGTCGGGCTGACTGTCTGCCCCACCTGTGTCCCCATCCGGCCCAGAAGGCCCTGGTTCGGAGCTCTGATTTGCGACGACGGCGGTCCTGTTCGAGTCGCCACCAGTCGTCGCTGAAGCCGGGGGGCGATCATCATCCTCCGTCGGGTCGTCCTCTCCGACCATGTCGAACGCCGACTGTGGCGCATCCCACAGAACGTTCATGTCGACCGTGTGCCCTGCCCGGGTGAGAAGAACCCAAGCAAACACGCCCAACAGGTCCGAGTCGCCCCTCTCCACAGCCGGTGCAAGTTCGCCCGCCGTAAGCCCGAAGATCTCTTTGATCTTGTGGCCCTCGCCTAGCGAGAAACCGTCGCCAAAGTCGAGTGGGTATTCGCCGTCATAGGGCGGCAGCCCCTTTATCACTAGAGACTTCACAGAATCCCGTCCTTCCGTGTGTTTAGAGGAACCCGTTCTTCGCCGACGTCGCGTCGATCAGCGCGTCCACGCGGGTGATGAACTCCGCGCCATCCTTGTCGGCGGCCTCCTGCATCGACCTCGACAGCAGACCCGCAAGGTTCGGCCTCGGCGACCCGCCCCGATTCCGTGAACTGGGAACGATGTACGCCATGACCGGGGTGACGCCCATCCGCATCCGATACCAGGTCGGCCCGATGTTCGAAATCTCGGCGAGCGCGTTCGACTGGGCGTCCTTCTTCACGAACGCGCCGATCGCCAGGATCTCTTTCTTCAGGCCTGCGAGAACTTCTTTCTTCTCGTTCTGGAACGCACGCTCGAGCTCTTTCTGGCCCTTGATCTTGATCTCATAGCCAGACCCGAGCGTGCTCTTCGGCATTAGGGCTGTTCCATGTTGATGACGGCGATCGTCAGCGACGACACACCCGTATAGGTGATCGCCGCAGTCCCCGACGAGCCCGCATAGACGGCGGGCGGGAACGGCCCGAACGTCTTCTCCGAGCTGCCGGAGACGGAGACGGCGAGGTTGGGGAGGGCGATGTCGTTGTAGACGGACGAGTTCGCCGCGACCGTGACGGTCTGGGCGGTGCCGCCGCCGTTCTTCACATACAGCATCGTCTGTGGCCCGGGGGTGAACGTGTCGCCGCCACCGGCACACGACGAGAACGAGAGAGTGATTCCAGTCCGGTTGACGGTCTGGGTGGACAGAGCAGCCATGCTTGGTTCCTTTCTAGTCTGTGATGGGGTAGACCGCGACTTGCCATTCGCACCCGAACACCAGCGGCCCAGACTGGCGGGTGTACAACCGTGGTTCCGTCGACTGCGTAACACGCAGGTTCTGGACGACACCGCCCAGAGTCCTGTCCGCCTCAACCAACGCTTTCACCGACAATGCGCCGTCCCCGTCGCGGAGCTCGTCGAGGGTGGCTTGCTGGCTGATGTCGACGTTGAACGGGAAGATGACGGTGACGGTGAACTCGGCCTCGTCCAGACCCCGGTGCATGGCGCGGTCGTAGACGATCGGGCCGGCGCTGATATAGGCGCACGGCGGCGACGGGTTCGACATCACATAGGCGGTGATCTGGCCGAGCGGACCCCCGTTCGACACCAGGAGCGGCGCCAAGCTCGTTACGAACCCGTTGCGGATCAGTTCGGTGTTGCTGCTCAAGAGATCAGCGACCCGCGCGAATACGGTTCGACAAGGTTCAACACGTCCGGGTCGACATCACCAAGCCGGTAGGCGGCCGCCTCATCGCCAAGGCTCCCCGACCCGTACGGGGATTGGCGGATCCTGTTGAACAACCTCGCCGCCAACAGCGACGCGGCGGTCTGGATCGGTTCCGGGACGGAGGCGAACCCGAACGTGCCGGTGACGCTGATCCGGCCGTCGAACGCGGCCCAGCCGCCAGGCGAAATCTCAGCTTTCGTGAAAATGAACGGCCTAGCGATAGTCCGGATCGCCGTATACGGGATCCCGTCCGCCGCGGCGTTGATCGGCTCCAGATAGAAGTCGCTGTTGAGCGTCCACGTGTCGTTCTGGGCGACCAGCGACGTGAAACTCGAGCAGTCGTAGATGATGCAGTACCCGTTGTTCTCCGGCAGGAACTTGAGCGTCCCCGTGTAGTACGGGTAGAACGTCCGGCCAGGGCCGCCAAGCTGGTCGATCATCCTCGACGCCGCGGTGACACAAAGCGCGATGTCGGTGTCGAACGTCGTCTCGCTGATGTCGAGGGACGCTTTGACGGAGGCTAGGGACGTGTAGTCGGAGTTCGTGTAGGGCACCTACTCCTCCTCGTCGTCCTCGTCGTCGTCTTTGTCAACGACTACACCGTCAACGATCCGGAAGAGGAGAGGTGCGGCGACGGCGATCGCGTTGCGCCATCCCTCGACCTCCCATTCCCAAGAGATGCTTTCCGAGGTGCGGGTGAGGTTCTCGACACGGTCCATTGGTGCCTCCAAAGGTTTGGGGGCCGGGCCCTGCGCCCGTAGGCTGGGATCCGGCCCCCCGGTGGAACAGGTCAGCTCGTCTGGTACGTAAGACCCGACTGGCTGCCGTTGATGAACTCCGCGCTGATCTTCGAAGCGTCCCCGACCTTGCCGTCCAACGAGTTGAACGTCATCAGGTACGCCTGAAGAACCATTCCGGGGTTCGTCGAGCTCCTCGCAGCGTTCACGGGGCGCACCTCGACCTGGACGGTGGAGGTGTTGCCGATCAGCGGCTGGAGGGTGGCGTACGTCTTCCCGGCTGCGAAGTCCTGGAAGAACTCCACGGTGATCTTCGCGTCACCGAGACCCTTCGTGTACGCCTTGTTTGATGCGCCCATCGCGGTGATGTCGACCGAGTCACGCATGTCTTCCACGGTGACCTGGTCTACGTGGTCGCTGAGGTCTACGCCGTTGACGATGACCTGGGCGTTGGTGAGGACGGTGATAGCCATTGGTCAGCTACCCCCAGTCCTAGGTCAGGCCTGCGCCACTGATGACGCCGACCGCTGCCGGGTAGCGACCCGCCGTGAAGGCCGAGTAGCCGTAACACACCAGCTGCGTCTGCAAGCTGGTGCCGGCCTGCTGCTCGAACGCCAGCGTGACCGGATCATCTGCCCGCTCCCACAGGAGAGCGGCCTGGGACGCCATCACGATGATGTAGTCCTGGTTGGTGCCCGGGTTGGCGTAGGTGGTGCTGATGTTCGCGTCGATGTAGACGTCGAGGCCGGCGATGTGGCCGACCAGCCCGTACCCTGCGGCCTGTCCTTCGCCCATCGGGGCGTAGTTCGGCATGGAGTCGACCGCGAACAGCGGGCGGCTGTTCGAGTCGAGCAGGTTGAGGACTGCTCCCCAACGCCGCGGGTGCATGACGATCTTGTCGGCGAGGGCGCCCGTGGTGGGAACCCAGCTGTTGATCGCCTGGATGACGCCGGTTTCTCCTACGAGCGCGCTGTAGAAGTTGCCGACCGTCCACGACGACACGGTTGCCGTCGAGATCGACGCCGTGTAGAGGACGCCGAGATGCTGGCCGGAGGCCCCGGTCCCGGAGATGCACTGCGTGTCGAGGGCAGCGTTGTACCGGGCGATGAGGTCTTCGAACAGGATCTGCTCCGAGTAGGAGGCCCGCTCGAGCGTCTGCCTCGACACCGGGCTGTAGCCGGCGACGGTGCGGACGTTGACGGTCAGGTCCGTCTCGGTGACGTCCTGGGTGGACACCGTCGAAGATTCCGACGTCTGCACCGCGGCCGACAGGCCCTGGGTGAGACGCGGAACAACGAGCGACATGCCCTCAGGCGGCAGCGGGACGCTGCGACACTGGTCTGCGAACACGCGGCCGTACCGTTGCGCCTTCGCGTACAGGTCGACGAGATACTGGGGCGGAATGATGCCGCCGAGGGTGCCGGTGGCGATCGCGTACCGCTCCATCTCGTACGCCTGGTGCTTCCCGATCCGCTCGGTGGCGGCCGGGTCATGCTTGATCTGCGAGAAGTACAGATCCTGGAGGAACTGGCCCGGGACGCCGCCGCGCGGCTTCTGGTACATGTCCGGTTCGCGGACGGCCAGGTCCAGTTTCTCTGCGTCTTCCTTGGCGAGCTCGACCTTGGCGTGCTTCTCGCGCGCCTTCTTCACGCTCTGGGCGTGGTCGAGTGCCTCTTTCGCCTCGTCGGCGACCTGGAGGGCGTCGTCGAGGTTCTTTTTCGCCGTTGTGACGGCGTCTTCGTCGGCGTCCTCCGCCAATCCGTCCCACTCGGCCGAGAACTCTTCGACCTTGTCGACGGCGGCGTTGTACGCCTCGGACAAACCCTGAATATCCACGGGTCAGTCCTGCCTTTCTTCGGTGAAGCGTCTAGCGGCGGCGAAGGTGTCGCTTGATTCGCGACAGTTCGTCTGCGCTGAGACGCGGCTTCACCATCCGACCCGACGGTTCGTCGCTGATCGGAATCTCGACCCCCATGGTGGGCTGATCGAGGCGGCCCCCGTACAGGACGGGCTGACCGTACTTGAGTGCATACGACTCAAGTCTGGAGGTTGTCTGCGGAAACACACCCTGTGGGGTGGCGCAGACGTCCATAAGCATGTTGATCTCGTTGATCTTGCGGAGATACGTGGTGTCGTCGACCTCCGAGTACTCGTTGCCGTCCGGGGACGTGGCGAACGCCATCGACGCCTGCGCGATATACCCGTCGCGCATCCCGACAGCCATCTTCTGCGCATCCGGATCATCCCTCGAGGTTTTCGCGAGGAACTTGAGCCCGTGCCGATCGGTGTCGAGGATCAGGGAGCCTGGCTGGCCGGCGGGGACGTTCGTCGACGCCACCACACGGTTCATGTCATGCCCAAGGTTCAGGTGGACGACACCGTCCGGAGACGCCAACTGCTGCGTCTTCAGGACCTTGCGGAACGCTTTGGGGTCGATGGTGACGCGGAGCTCGTTGTCGCCGATCTTCCGCAACACGGCCTCCTGGTTGAACACCGCGGCGTACCCGGACATGGTCCAGGTGTTGTCGGGGTTCTGGGACGGGTCCCGGATCTCCGTATGCGCCAACGGCGCGTCCAACGCGAAGAACTCGAAGTTGTCCGCAGCCATGCTCGAGGAGTTCGCGGAGGCGAGCAGCTTCTTCGCCTTCGCCGTTGCCGCGTCCTTGACCGACTGGGGCAGGTTCGACTGCGGAATCCGCGCCAGCGCGTTCCGCAAATGGGCGAGGTCGACTTTGCCAGTGGCGTCTTTGTACGGGAAATGCCTGAGCGACCTGGGCGTCGTTTTGCCGTCCGAGTCTTTCTTGCCGCCCGGCTCGATGTAGAGGAACGCCGAGTCCGGGAGGTCGTTCATGTACGCCGTACTCCAGACGGCGAACTGTTCGGACGACCCCGCCGTCGTCGAGGTGATCTCCAACATCGTTTCCCTTTCTCTGGTTACAAGCCCGCTAGGACAGTGACTAGGTCGTCTTCTGCGCGGAGCCGGCTCACGTACTGGCTGATCCGTTGCTGTTCGACGGCGCCGCCATCTGTGGGTGTCGCCCCGCCACCCCCGGCGGTCTGTTTCGTCAGGGTTGCTGCGTTACCCGAAACCGTCACAGACGCGGCTGTCGCGTTGAGCGTGTAGGCATGGAGTCCGGAGAAGGTGACCGGGCTCCCGGTGATCACTACCGCACCAGCCGAGGCGGTGATGGCTACGGCTGGTGTGGCGGCGGTACCGTTGATCGCGACAGACCCCGCCGACGCGGTGATCGCAACGTTCGGGGTCGCGTTGTCCCCGGTGATGGTGAAGGTGCCGGGTAGAGCCGAGAAGACCCTGTGGACTGCGAGCGTCGCCTGGAACCCCGTAACAGCAACGGCTCCTGCGGTAGCGGTGATCTTCGGAGCCGGGGTGACCGGGCTCCCGTTGATCGCTACCGAACCAGCCGAGGCGGTGATCCCAACGTTGGGTGTCGCCGCGGCGCCTGTTACCGTCACAGACCCCGCGGCGGCGGAGAGTGTGCGGTGTATCGCGAACGTTGCCGCGGTCCCGTTGATCGCGGCAGATCCTGCTGTGGCGGTGATCTTGACGTTCGGGGTGGCCGACGCCCCGGTTACTGCGATAGAACCGGCCGAGGCGGTGAAGACGCGGTGTACGGCTAATGTTGCCTGCGACCCGGTGACCGCTACCGACCCTGCTGTGGCGTTGAGTGTGCCGCCAGCGGCAACGAAGTCCTCTGTGACGAGCCTGTCGCTGCCCTCGGTGTCGATGTAGTCGCCACCCTCGGTGAGGATGTGCCCGTTGACGACCGAGAAATAGGTGGTGATGACACGGCTCGAGCCCTGCGAAGTCCAGGTGTATGTGGCGGACGGCGTCCCCTTCGACGCTTGTATCTGGTACTGGGCGTCTAGGGATTTTCCAGTGACGGTGTCGTACTGTTCGCTGGTCGTGAAGTTCGACCAGGTGGCGTCCCGAGTGACGGCTCCGGGGCCGCCGTTCACCATCATCCCGACGATCGCGAGCTCGACGCCCTGCCGGGTTGTGCTGCCGACGGTGACGGTGGCGCCGTTCGTGGTGACGTCGTCGATGCCCTGGCCGGTCCGGTCGAGGGCGTACGCGGACGTCTGGATGCCGCTGAACTCTTCGAGGAAGTAGCAGACGTTCCCTGTCGGGGCGGTTCCGAACGTGACCGTGATCGTGTCGCCGGACTGGAGAGTGCCGCCGTCCTGTTTCGTCGACGCGATCAGAGACAGGTTGTTGAGAGAGTTGTCCTCTTCGGCGTTGTCGAGATTCCAGGTGTTAGACCTGGAGTCCGTGATCGTCACACCGGACGGGAGGTTGCGCTGGTTGCGACAGCCGAGGATCAGGATGATCGTGTTCCCGGCTGTGGCGTTCGACGAGACAGACAGCGTGGCGGGGTTCGCCTGAGTGGCGGCCCCGGTGCCGCGCTCGCCTACATAGGTGATGGCCATCGGCTACCCGCCGACGGCGGCCAGCTCACTGGTTGCCTCCATCGCAGCCCGTGTCTCTTCCCGTACCGGCCCGATCCGTCCCTCGAGAAGATCATCGGGGTCAATGTTCCAACTGACCAGCACACTCATCATCTGCACAACCTTCTTCGGGACGGGTTCGGTGTAGATGTGCCACAGATAGTCGCCACCATCGCCGATCGTCTGCTTGTATTCGTGGAACGTCTGGAACTTGAGCCCGTACTTCGCGATGTTCCGTGAGAGGGTGTAGTCGTCGATCAGGTGGCCCGGATCCATCACGCCGCTCGCGGTCTCGCAGTGGGCGAGCGAGATGTTCTCGAGCGCCTCCTCATAGGTGAGGTCGAGTGGCTCCCACAGGTCAATACACCAGTCGGAGGCGATCGTGAACCAGTTGCACGACCCGATATGGCGGCCGTCGCGGCGGAAGTATCTGTCGTAGCGCCAGCGGTTGCCGGCGATGTCGCGGCCGTTGTGCATCACCGTGCCCTTGGACAGGTGGTCGGTCAGGTCGTACATGTCCGGGTGCACGAGCGCGTCCGAGTCGATGTAGATGTTCCAGTCGTTGCTGGCGCCGCGCTCGTGGATCTGGAGTTTCTCGTAGACGACCGGCCAGTCCGGGTACCAGCGTTCGTCGATGATCTGGAAGTCGGCGCCGATCTTGTCGGCGTAGTGGCGCAACAGCGGGTACGTCCACGCGCACAGTTCGGGGGCGTAGTCGTCGATGTTGAGAGTCCAGACTGTCTTTCTCATCACTGGAACTCGTAGACGACGATGACGCCCTGGGCGCCCGCCGAAGCCGCGCTCGTGGCGTTGTTGTTGGAGCCGCTCCCGCCGCCGCCACCACCGTAGTTGCCTCCGGCCGTCGAGGCGTTCGCGCTTCCGCCGCCGCCCTGGCCGCCGCCGCCGCCTCTCGCAGCAGCGCCTCCGCCGCCGCCTTCGACGAGGCCCGAGACTGCCGCGTTGTTGCCGGCCTTCCAGCCGCCCTCGCCGTCCATGCCGCGCATCAGCGCGATCCCGGTGTTCGGAGTTCCACCCGAGCCGCCAGCCGCGAACCCCGATCCTGCGCCCGTCGCGTTGTTGAATCCGCCGCCGACACCGCCGCCCGCGTTCGCGTAGAAGCAGTTATTGGAAGTGTTGCCGAAAATAGTGTTGCCACCGTTGCCGCCGACCGTGTTGGCTGCCCCCACAGTCCCGCCCGTGCCACACGAGTAGTAGTAGGTGCCGCCGATCGCGTTGTTGAAATACTGGACGCACGCGCCGCCGCCGCCGCCACCGCCGCAGCCTTTGTTGTTCGTGGACGCGGCGCCCGGGGTGTTGCCGCCCGCACCCCCACCACCAATACACTCGGCGAGGAACGACGCCGTACCCGCTGTGGGAGTGTAGGTCTGGTTCGCCGACGTCGACGTCAACACCTGGACGTTCAACAGGCCCGGGAAGTTCGCTGCGACATAGGTGCCGAGCTGAGAAGCCGTAACACCACGGGTCGTCCCGGACTGGTCGGCGGCCAGGATGTCAGTGCCTGCGGCCGAGGATGCGCTGGGGAGCGCCGAGATTTTGACGTCAGCCATCGGGCCTCCTAGAGGTCGGCGCCCTCACCGAACAGCTCGAACGCGTCTGCGTCGAGCTCGTAGTGTTTCGCGCCGCACACCACACACTCGCGGACACGCAGATCCTCTCTGTCCCCGACGGGCTGTGGTTCGGTCAGGCTGCCTTCTTCCTGGCAGCAGTCGTTCACGCGACCGTCAGCATCGTCCCCGACGACGCGCCACCGTTGAACTGGACGGTGAAGCTGTCACCCGAGTTGAGGGTGAGCGCGGACCCGTAGTCCCAGTATCCGATCAGCGGTTTCGTGTTCGGGCTGGTGGACGTGTTGTAGAGGATCACCCATTCGAACGGCCCGATCGTCCCCCCGGACGCCGTCCAGGTGACGTTCGTCCCGGTCAGCGTGAACGTCCCCGACGCTGTCCCACCCGACGCGCCCGTGGACGCGCCGCCAGCGGAGTAGCCGTTATGGGCGGTGATCTCGGTGATGTCGGCCCACAACTTGTTCGACGACGCTGTGGGGGCGGTATTCGTCAGTCCGACGTTGATGGTGTCGCTGTTGAGGTTGTGGACCTTCTCCGAGAGGTCGTAAGCGAACTGGTAGAACTTGACGAAGCTCGCCATTTACTGCTCCTTTCGTCCGCGTCGTACGCGGGTGATGAAGCCGCGCTTGTCGCGTTCGACTTCCATGTCTCCCTGCTCCGGAACGTTCACGTGGATGTCCGGCAGCTGCTGCTCCGGCACATGGATCTCGACCGGGGTCGGCTGGACGTTCACCGTCACCTCCGGTGCGGGCACATGAACCTCCGGGGTCGGCAGCGTCGTCTCCGGGACATGGACGTTCACGATCGGCGGGACAGCCAGCCTTTCGAGGGCGTCTTCGATCTGTTCGTCGCGGCGCATGAACGCCTCCGTCAACGACGACCCGTCCATCCGGATCTCGTTCGGCACATGCACATGCACATCCGGGACACGTGCCGCCTGGATGTCGTCCGGGGTGTCCTTGGGCGCCTGCAACGGCGGGCCTGCATGCCCACCAGGGGCTGGCGGGGTGGCGTTCGGTGCTCCACCAACCGGGGTGATCTGCGGGATCTTGCCTGCGCCGCCCGGGAGTGGCGGGTAGCCCTTGATGTTGCGGGCCTCGTCCGGCAAAAGGATGCCTGCTTGTACGTCTGACACCAGGATCGTCGCCTCCGTGAGGTTGTCGCCGCGGACGAAGTCGTCGGTGTTGAACTTCGGGTAGATCCCCATCGACCCGACCACGTTCGACTGCAGCCGTCCCATGAAACCGAACAGCTGCTCGTCCGCCTTCAAAGCTTCTTCGATGCGTTTCAGTTCGGGGCCGAGCCCGAACCGGAGCCACTCCATCAGGTCCTGTTCGAGGTTCGGCGTACCCTTCTGCTGGACGCTGACCCCGAGGAGGTTGGCGGGGACGCCCATGATCTGGGAGGCGTCCTGGGCGGTCAACACCTTCATCTCGACGAACTCAGCGTCCGCCGGCGTCAACCCGATCGGCTTGATCTCGGCGCCACCACCCATCACCAGGGTGGTTTCGCCCTCGGTCCCCTCATAGTTCGCGCGGTACGCTTCGCGCCACTGATCGGCCTGATCCTTGGAGATCCCCGCGGGGAACGTGACCGCCAACTGGCCTGCGACACCTCTGCGCCACATGCGTGCCTCGTGGCGTTGCCGGCCGACGGGGCCGGCCATCGCATCCCGGAACTGCTCCACCGGCGACGGCGCCAACAACTGTCCGCCCTGGCCGTGGCCACGGATATGCAGGATCGTCGTGTTCGTCAGGCCGGGATAGTCGCCCGGGCCTTTGTTGGTCGGATCGACATAGCCGGGGGCGACCTTCACCGAATAGGTGCCGTCGTTCTTCGGTGTCACCTGGTCCGGGTGGAGCGCCCACCACTCCACAATCTTCGAGCCGGACGTGTTCTTCCAGATGAACGCGTTCCCCCGGTACGCCAACGATTCTTCGACGGTCTCCCAGAAGTCGAACCGGGTCTGGCAGTCGTTGGGGCTGTTGTCGAACAGTTTGTCCTGCCAGCACGTCTCGACCTTGACCCGGTCAGGCCCCATGCCTTTCCAGACGCCGAGGTCGAGGTTCGCGACGGCTTCGGCGCGGATCCTGGCGGCCCGCGCAATGGCGGGGACGCCACGCATTTCGCGTTCGCCGAACCCGGACTGGAGCGTGCGAAGCTGGTTGTACCCCCACCGGACCATGTCGGTGAGAGCAAACGAGTAGAGCTCGACCTCGCGGCCGCCGCGCTCCTTGACGATCATGCTTCTTCCCCTCTCAACGTCCCCACAAGATGCGCGCCACCGCCCACCAAGAGGACTTTATTGTCGGGGAAACACTCCAGTAAACATTCTCGTAAACGCTCCGCCTGTTCAGGATAGGAGTCCGGGGGTAATTCACAGATGATCGTGTCACCAGGGCGCAGGCGTAAGCGCCGCAGATTGCCAGTGAACTTCAACTCAACCACTAGATCACCTCGTAGAAAGCGACACGATCCAGGGGCACGACCAGAAGCCTGGATTCGAGGATGGTTGGCTTGCCGCCCGCCGCAACAGCCTCCGAAATCAGTTCAGGGACACCGACCGCGAGTTCTCGGTGTCTTTTCGACAGGAGCAGTCCTTCGACTGAGGGTAGGTGGGGGTCTGTGAGGTGGATCCGGACGCGTTTAGCCTGCCGCAGCCGCACGTTCGGCCTCCGCCGCTTCGTCTTCGGCCTTGTACAGTTCGGTCACGTCCTCGATCGCCTCGTCGTCTCGAGCCGCGTAATACCTCTTGGCCGCCTCCTGGCGTAGCAGCGGCCGGGCGCGGTTCCGGTGCACGACGACCAGGGAGCCGCGGAGGTCGAGACAGGGGTCGGCGATTCTGCCCTTGTAGTCGGGGGCGACATGGCCTTTCGTCCCGAATCCTTTCACCCAGCGTTTCTTCCCGCCGTAGGTCCCGCTGATGGTGTAGTGGGCTGGCCCGTACTGGAGGTCTGGTGTCCACCGGTAGATGTCGCGGATCTCGTCGCGCCACTCCGTCTCGATCTGCGACTGGATCGCCGCTGCCGCAAACTCCGGCTGCGCCAACGGGTCCTGCTGGTCGACCAATGTGTAGGTGGCGACGTTCAGGTCGGTCACCTCGAGCATCCCGCGCACGGTCGGCGGGTCACAGTTCGTGACGTGATAGTCGCCATCGGCGACCATCACCCAGTCCGGGTCATGGGCTGCCGCCAACTTCAGGGTCATGTTGCGTTTGTGGACTTCGTTGCCGTCCCACAAGAAGTTTGGCCGGTGGATCGTGCAGCCGATCCCGGCCGCTTCGGCGGTCTGCATGATCGCCTCCGCCTGCTCCGGATGCGACCGCGGCTTGCCCTGCGGAAAGAACGCGTAGGCGCCGTCAACAGCAACAACATGGTCGACCATCCTCCCGTACCCCGCCACAACCGTCGCGAGCCACGCCGGCGACTCCTCATACCACGACAACAACAGGACAAGATTCATTTCGGGTTCGCCCTGATGTGCAGCTCGCCAAGCCGCAACAACTCCTGCTGCAACTGTTCGGCGGTCTGGTGGAGGGCTTGGAGGATGGAGTTGCATTCGCACTGGTGCGAGTAGAGCTCGAACCCGGCGTCGTCTTCTACGGTGACTCTCATACGAACACCGCTGCGCAGTCGATGTGGCGTCTCAACTCGAGTCCTTCCGGTAGCGCGTCACGTTGCGGAGCCTCCACAGGTTCGCCGACCGCCAATCTGGCGTGGATGTCAGCGAAATTCACACTGTGGAGTGCCCACAACCCCGTCGTTGTGCCGCCCCGGCCAGCGTTGATCTCTGTCACCACAGGAGTGTGGTGGCCGGATTCCCTCAGGTCGACCCCGTAGATCCCGTTCGGCTTCTCATCAACCGCAGCGACAGCCTTTTCGGCTGTCTTGTTGACCAGACTGTCGTGGACGACCTGAGCCCTGGCCGGCGTCCCCGTCAGCCCGGATGGTGCGAGGTTCGGGTAGATGTACTCGAGCCGCACCCGCGCGAACGACGTCACGAGCTCGCCGTCCTTGTAGATCCCAGTCCAGGCATAGTCGCGGCCGGGCAGGTATTCCTCAGCGATCCACTCCCACTCCACACCCCTGGTTTCCCAGTAGCGGATCCAGTGGAACGCCGTACGGAGATCCTCGACGAGGGTCGCGCCCTTCGCACCAGCGCCAACAGTCACTCGGAGCCAGAACGGGAGCCCGAACTTGTCCTTCGCGAGGTGGAGATGGTCGGGTAGCGGGTTGCGGATGAGAACTGGGCCGCTGCGGCAGCCTGCCTGCTCCAGTATCCGGATGGTGTCGAGCTTGTGCTGGCAGCGGCTAACAACTCTGAGGTCCGGGAGAAGCGTTGCGGGCAGGTAGGCGCCCACGTTCTTCCGCAACACAAGATCCCGGACAAGCGAATCAGGGACAGCATGGACGACGTCCGGCCCGAAAATCCCCGGATCTTCCATCGTGTACGGCGCAGCCCAGACCAAGTGGGTCGGGTCGTCGTCTTCGGCGAACACTTCGTGGCCGGCCTTGTGCAGGGCGCGGCACCAGTTGACACCGGCGGGTCCGCCGGCACCCAGAACACGTACTCGCATGGTTTCCCTCCCGTCAGGGCTACCAGTTACCTACCCAAACCTCCGCAGTCGCCTGCTCCAAACCCCAAAGAGCGAGCGTGCAGGCGACCAGAGGCGAAATGTCGGCGCTCGAGGGGTTTCTGGCCCACGCCCAAGCGTCTCCGAGCGGCCGTTTCTTCGCCCCAACCACCGCCGCCGACAGAAGTGGGTCTCCGAGGTGGCGGATGGTGCCTTGGGAGACGGCGTCATAGAGCATTCCGCACGCTTTGACGTGTTCCGGCGTCGAAACCGGCTCAACCTGGACCCCGAAACGCTCCAAAGAAGGGATCAGCGAGCCTGCCGGGCCTCGCGCGTCACAGATCACCCGGTTTCCTTGGCGTTCTGAGAGCCATTCTGCGACCCAGCCGGTCCCGCGACGGTGTTCCGCCACCTCGACCTGTGCGAGGCCGTCAGAACGCTTCCCAGCGACGCACACGGACGCCCACGCGCGGTCTGGGGACACGTCAAACGCGAAAACATGGTCGCCGGCGACCTGTCCGTCAGGGTCAGCAAGCCTCTGCCAGCTGTTGATGTTGATGACCGACCCCTCACCCTCAAGGTCGAACCAGTCACCAACCCCAAGTCTTTCGACGGCGAACGATCTGGGCTCCAGGGTGCGCTGCTCGTTCGCGATATGCGACATCGGAATCATCCGCGAGGGGTTCGCGGCCTTCCAAGACGCAGGATCCTTCGCGACCTCGTGCGGCACATCCTCGGGTTTCTCGTACTCGAGCGACCATTCGAAGTAGGCGAGCGACGGATCATCCGCCGCCAACCCCCGATCCCTGACCCTCGAGAGCACGCGGCCCTCTTCGTGGACCAACTGGTCGACCGCAGACCCCAAAAACCAGAGTTGCGGGTTCAAACTCCTCGAAACGACCGGGTAGATCGACCCCAACGACGCCTCAGGGAAGATCATCGCCTCGTCGAAGATCACACAGTCGACACCCGCATACCCGCGACCGCCGCCCTTCGTCCGGGTTCGAAACCGGACACGCTGCCCAGACCTGAGTTCGATCTGTTCTTTCCCGTTCGCGCGCCACACATGCTTCACCTCGCGCGCCAACCAATCCTGCGAATCGATCAAATCGATCAGCCGGCGAAACATCTCCAACGACGTGTCCGCCAGATGGGCCGTATAGATGATCAAGTTCTCGTCGAGAACGTAGAGGCCGGCCAGGATCCGGGCGATCGCGAGCTCCGACTTGCCGTTCTGGCGCGGGATCACCCCCGCAACCTCCGGCGCAGCCCACTTCCCGTCGCGCTCCAGCATCGACGACTCAAAAATCCACTGCTGCCACGGCTCGAGCTTGATCCCCGCAGCCGCGATCAGCTCAGAAGCAGCGACACCGTCCGGGTGCGGCGAACCATCAGGAACCCACACCACCCGCGGCTCTTGCAAGCTTGGCCGCTCTGCGAGCGCGGATCTCGTCAAGAGGTGAATCCTCCAACTTCTCAGGCGGCAACTCGGCCACAAGCGCCTGCCGGATCGCCAACAGACTGTTCCAACAGTTCGACAACGCCGTCGGATGCGTCCCCGGGTCGTCGCACGCCGCCGCCAACGACAAACACGCCGCCGCCAACAGCGAATCGCTCACACCAGGCTTCCGCTTCTCCCACTCCGCCAGGTCGCGCTCAACCGCCTCAGTCACCATGCCCGTGAACTTCTCCTCCTGAATCTTCGCGCCCATGTCGACCGATTGCACCTTCGATGCTCCGGACCTGAGTAGCGAGACCGATCGAAGTCGTCGTGGCCGAGATCCCATGGTTCACCAGGCCTGATGAACCCTCCAACCCAGCTCCCACCGACCCACTCCCGATAGAAACAGTCCGCGCCGCGCGCACACCTGACCGTCCCCGTTGCAACCAACGGCTTCAATCGCTTCCGGCGCTTCTGGTGCTTTCCGTCGTAACCACGATCGTTTGACTTCTTGCGGCGATCAACCCATTTCCCCACACGCTTGGGACGCTTCGCGGGTGATGGCGCTTTTGCCCGCTTCTCGAGGATGCGTTGCCGCGCCCGCGCGTCCGCGCAAGCCTTGCACTTCGACGCGAGCCCAGACCGACGCGAGCCGTCGCGGTAGAACCCGTCGCGCGGAAGCTTACGCCCGCAGACGTAGCAGCTGTACCGTTTTTCGGGACTTGAAATCATCGGGGAGATTTTGGTCGATGACTGGGGTCGGCCGGAACTTTCGTGTACCCATACCGGCCCCCGTCAACTGTTTTGGCAACACTGACCACCATCCCGAGGGTGGGTGGTCTGTTGTAGGGGTCTGGTAGTTGGGGGTAGGGTACCGTAAAAACTTGGGGGGTCTGTGTTGGGGTGGTGGCGGGTGGATGGTATGAGGGTTCGCGTAGCCGTGAAATCGTGGGAGTTTCGCGTATGGGGGTCGTGTAGCGGTCGCGTGTTGGCTGGGTCGCGTATCAGCGGTGGACGGTGCCGCAGCCGCCGCCTTTCCGTGGCCGGCCGCTGGTCTTGCTGCGGTGGGCTTTGGTCTTGGGGTGGTGTTTGACCTTGGTGTGGTGGACCTTGCGCTTGGCTGAGCCTTTGTGTTTGGGTCGGCCTGCTTTGCTGTGGGATTTGGAGGATTTGCAGGAGCCGCTAGCTTTGAGCATTGGCCCAACCCTGGGGGTAGGTTCTACGGCAGACACGGGTGGCGAGTAGTCCTTGGAGCATGTGGATGTGGTAGCGGAACTCTGCTGGCTCGTCTGAGTGTTGTACCGGGAGGTCTGTATACGTGTTGTAGGCTTCGACTAGCGAGTCCATGACGAAGGCTTCGTCAGCGGTTAGGCCGTGCTCGTCGAGTGTGATGCGGGTTTCCACCCGAACATCATCTCCTTGCCGCTGCCGAGGTTGTGGACGAAGTCTGATGCGGCGGTGATGACACGGGCTGATTGGCGCCAGAGTTCGAGGAGTTCTTCGCCGTCGCGGTCTGGTGGTTCGATCCCGTTTGCTAGGAGCGTGTCGCGGTAGAGGACGAGCTGGAGTTTCAGTTTCGCCATTTCGGCGCGGTAGCTGATGGCGACGGCCATGTCGAGGTTCTTGACGTCATCTTCGGTCAAGATTCACCTCGCTTCTAGGCTGTTGGGCTCGAACTTGGCGTGTTTTTGGACGCAGTGAGCCCGGGGTACGCGTGTGATTCTACCAATCCGTCGGACGGCACTATGCGGCCATCGCTGGTTTGTGTAACGCGTCCCACAACTCGTCCGGAATGAACACCTCGCCACGGAACCTGTCCGAGAGGAACTGTTCGCCGCGGCGGACCTTCTCGAGCACAACCCAACGCGGATACAGCTTCTGCCGCTGCCGGATCTCGACGGTTTCGAAGCCCTTCCCAGACGGACGCCGTTTCCGGACGTGGATGGTCTGGATCCTCCACTCTGAGCCGCAGTGGTACGACTTCAGGTGCTGGTACTGCTTCGGCGCATGCTCCTGGAGCAGGATCAGACACCTGTCGAGCTCTTTCACACTCGGATGGTTGGCCATCGCCGGCAGAAGGCGTAGTCCAAGACTCTCACCCGGTCTTGTTGATGATGCGGCTCCGTCGAAGATCGCGTCCCACATCTCGAGCAGGTATTGGATCTTCTGGATGCGTGTCCACTTCTCAGGCGGGTTTTCCACAGGTCTCCAGTCTAAGAGCACTTAGGTCTTTATGTTCTCTGTTCTCTGTTCTAGGCGACTAGCATCCTGCTAGCAAAAAACTAGACAAAACCTAGCCATCGTTCACTACAACCTCAGAACCACCTTCCCAGACGTACACATCGACGTTCTTGCCTCTCAACTCCTTCACGACGGCCAGCGAATGCTCGATTGAACGCCCAATCTCTTCGTCGATGAGTTCCGACTCGAGAACCTCGACGAGCCAGCCATCCTGCACGAACTCACCGATCGGCACCTTTCGGCTGCTGCGGATCGCCTGCCGCAGCGCACGCTCGTCGTTCGGGATCACGGGAACAACCTTGTCGTCAGAGTCCAGCGTGAATCTCGACGATTGCGAGACGACAAGCCACAACTTGATCAGCTGCGCCTGCTTCGTCTCGTCGAGCTCGTTGAACCTGTCATCTAGTAGAAGCCTGGCGTAGAGTTTGATCCACAACGGCCGCCGCTTGGAGTAGTGCTGGAACGTCGGCCAATCCTTCACACGCAGATAGTTCACGCGTCTCTCATATATAGCGGTAGCTGAGGACCATCAGCGAGATGAGGATGATCGGGATCGCCCACCAATTCAGAGCGAACACAAGACCGATGATTGTGGCCGCGGTCACCAAACGATGGCCCAGAACAAGAGCCACTCTCTGACTCTCACGCGGCGTCCTGGTAGTAGGTTTCGACACGCTCCAAATACGCCACAACCGCCCTGGCACGCTGCAACGACAACTGGCGCACCATCACCCGATTGCAGATGTGGCACGCCAACCCGCGCGGCTTCCCGGTTACGTGGTCGTGGTCGCGGTCGTGCCGGCGCTCCCGGCTTCTCGGCTTCCCGCACACCCCACACGACTCATCCGAAACCCCGTGAATCAGGCCGTTCACCTGGTTGTAGACGTCGTAGGAGTCTTTCTGCAACGTCAAAGCGTGCTTCGGGACGCGTGCTGGTGGCCGTTTCTGGCCGCAACCACACTTCTGCGACGTCCGCAGATTCCTTGTCGAGCATTTGCGGCAGAGCCAGTAGCGTTTAGCCACTGGTGTCTCCATCGCTTACCCCGGCCAGCGCATCCACCAGCCGATTCTGGTGAGTGAGCCACTGCACCCGCTCGTCAGGGGTGATCGGGATCGGCAGATTTGCGAGGGGCCGCGCCGCGTCTCTTAGACGCTGGTTCTCGGCCAACAATGCAGCCTCTCGTGCGCTTGGGTTGCCGGTGCGAAGCTGCCCAGAGATTTCTTTGCGGCGGTCGCTCATGTGGTGTCTCCATCGCTTACCCCGGCCAACAAACTCAACTGCGACAAACGCTTGGCCGCGAGCTCCGCATAGATAGGGTTCAACTCGATGCCGATGCTCTTGCGGCCAAGCCTCCGCGCCACCAGAGCCGTCGTCCCGCTGCCCATGAACGGATCGAGGATTACGCCGTCTTGTGGGCAGCCCGCGGCGATGCATCGTCTCGGTAGCTCCTCCGGGAACGTCGCAAAATGCGCTTCAGGGTAGGGTTGGGTGGCGATCTCCCACACCGAACGAGCGTTGCGGCCACCGTCGGGGTAGTGGTCGAAGTCTGGCCGATCCGCGCGAGCCTTGGCGGCTGCCGCAATCCGAATGTCCGAGTCAGGCGTGTATTTCCCGTTCTCTGGCTGCGTGTGATACCGACCGCCCCATCGCGTCGAGGTGTGTTCCTCCCGGATCGCGTCCGCGTCATAGAAATACCGCGTGGGGCCGTACTTCCCGTACGTCGGCTCAGGAACATCCGAAAGGTCAGGAGAGCCGAACTGGTTGCACTCCTTGTTGCGTTGCCAGAGAGATTCGAGCTGTGCGTTCTCGTCCGCGGTGCGCTCCTTGGCTGTTTGTGTGCCGCGGTGATAGAGCAGCGATTCCAGGTGGATCACAATCCGGGCCTGACGCGGCTTCACGATCAGATGCGGATAGATCGCGTAGAGAAGATCCTGTGCGACCTTGTTAGACACCTGCCAGTAGAACATCGGCGCGTTCGTGCCGCCGCGCTCGAGGATGTTCCCGGCTCCGACGAGTTCCTGCGCTCGCTCGAGCAGCGCACGCGATGTCGAGCCGATGGCGATCTGCGCTCCGTAGCTGGGTGATCGTCCTTCGCGTGCGTTGCGCTTCACACAGATGTTGCCTTCGGCATCGACCAGCAGCGCGAGCCATCGCGCATCCTCGGCACTCAGACGACTCTCAATCAGCCCGGGCTCGCGGCCACGCCACGGAGCCTTCGTTAGCAAGAAAAGAAACTCGTGGGCTTTCGTCGGCCTGTCCGTCACGCTCTCGGGCATCGGGTTCGGCTTCGCCCAGATGATGTCGCTGCGGAGATACCAGCCGTCTGCTTGGAGGGCGAACGCGACCCGCCAGGGGATGCCGACGAGGTCCTTCGGCTTCAGACCGGGAGGCGCGACGGGCTTCTTTTCGGCGTAGGTCAGGCCGCGATCTGCGAGCGTCTTGCTGACACGAAACTTGCCGTCCGTTCCGTCTCCTTCAGCGCGGCGCTTCGTCGTCTCCGATTGATAGCTCGCGCCGCTCGGGCCGCTTCCGGCGTAGCTGTCTCCGAGGTTGAGCCAGCACGTCCCATCCCGCCGCAGCACCCGACGGACCTCGCGGAACACTTCGACCATCCGGGCGACGTAGGCGTCCGGTGTGGGTTCGAGGCCGATCTGGTGGTCGACGCGACGAGCGCCACACTTGCCGCAGACATCGCGGTAGGCCAGTGCTCCCATGTCGGCGTGGCCTTCTAGGTTTCGACTGCCGGCGAAGCCATCAGTTCCGTTTCTGTCACCGTCATTGCGGGCGGTGCGTCCTGTCAGGTGGTCGCAGTCGGGGTCGCCGCCCTCCCACTCGCCGGTGCCGTAGTCGCGCAGGCCCCAGTACGGCGGCGAGGTGACGACACAATGCACCGACTCGTCCGGCAGCTCGCGCAGCACCTCGGACACATCGCCGACATAGAGCGTGAAGTCGGGGTCGTCAACGAAGGCCGCAGACACCGGCTGTTCCCCACTCGATCCAGCTATTGTGGTCACGCCGCCACACCCGCCACGCCCTGTACCGCTGCTCCCGCGGACTCGCATCCGAAGGTAGACCGCGTCCGCCAACGCTCGTCCAGGTCGACTCGAGGAACTGGAAGCCGCCGTAATAGCCGTTCCCCGTGTTGATGTGCCAGTGGTATCGGGATTCGTGGTAGACGATGCAGTCCGACGCCCGCAACCACGCTTTGGACGGATGCCAGCCGGGGTGGCTGTGATGGTGCGGCGAAAACGTGAGAACGATTGCGACCAGCCAACTCAGCAGGACTCCGCACTCCAAGCAGATTCCGTATGTGCGGCAGACTTCATGCTGCCCTCCTGAAAAGCTCGTTGAGCGCGTCGATTGCAGCGTCGTAATCCGCCTTCAGCACCGGCCCATTCGCGGCCTTCAGAAGCACGGTCTGGACAACGTTGCGAAGGACGATGTTGTTGGCATACGCGGCAGTAGACTCGTCACGATTGCTTGATTTGGGAGAAACCTTCACTCGCTGTCTCCATCGCTTACCCCGGCCGCCATCATCTTGCGGTGAATGCGGCTGTGCTCTGATCTCAAATGGCGCACCACTTTCGGGGCGCTATGAGTC